CAGGTCAATGGCTGAGCGTGCTGCTGCGCTTGCTGCCTTGGCTCCTCCTGCCTTCGATGCCAGCTTGGTGGCACCCTTCAGGCCCTTGGCTGCTGTGCCTGGCCCGGCTGGGTAGAACATCTCAGCCAGGCTGCCCGCATAATATGCAGCATCAGGGTCACCCCAGACCTGGGCGTAGAAGTCGCGGACTGCTGGCGCGTCATTGAACTCATCGCCCATGGTGCGCCCGTTTGCCACGTTCTGACTGATGCGCGCAAGCTCTGCCTCTTTCCATGCGCTGAAGTCTTCCAGCGGACTGGGCACCTCTGCCACGCTCACAGTGCGCCTGCCCTCAGGGTCAAAGGTGGTGAGCTTTCGCGTCTGGCTGGTGGTCGCTACGCCTGGAGTCGGTACCGCCAGCTGCGGCACAGCTTTGAGCATCATCTCCAGCTTCGTGGCTGCTTCCTCATCCACTGCCCCCACAATGGCACGGCCCACTGAGCTGGGCAGCTGCAGCGGGTAGACGACATCAGGAATGCCCAGTGCGCGGCGCCCCTGCGCAATCGCAAAGCCCAGGTCATCCTTGTCAACCGGTACGCCGTTGGCGTCTACTTCGTAGCCCAGGCCCCGGAAGTAGCCCTCTGCTGCCAAGGCACTGACCCAGCCCAGGGTGGAGCGCAGTGCTGTACCCAGCTCGGTCTCAACTACTCCAGCGGTCTGGTCAGGCTCGGTCAAGATGCCGCTGAGCGCAGGCCCCGCAAATTCAAACCAAGACACGTCCTCACCCAAAGACTGCCTACGTTGAATTTCCGCCTGGTCAGCGGCTATTTTGTCCGCCATGACGCGCACAGACTCAGCCCCCAGCAGGGTCTGCTGTGCAAAGCTCTCAGCAGCCTCATCGCTGGCAGTGGCAGGCCTGACCTCACCATCAGGCTCCACGAAGCGGCGCTCTGTCAGAATCTCACCACTGGGCAGAACCGCTGGTATCTCTTGCTCCACAATGCGCGAGGGGCGGAAGAAGGGCAGCGCCTCTGGGCTGGTCCGCCTGGGCTCATCCACTCCAGGCTGCAGCACCTTGGTGACTTCCTGCTGCTGTGCTCGCTGCTCACGGTCAAGGAGTCGCTGCTCCTGACGCGCTATCTCGTCCTCCCTGATGTTCTGCTCACGGGCTGCCATCTCTGTGGATACCCTCGCCACCCTGGCCTCTTCCCTCGCTGCTGCCAGCTCATCAGCGCTGGCAATAGGGGTGATGGGCAGCACAGCCTCAGCAATGGGCTCAGCAGGCAGGCCAGGGATGACGCCCTGCTGACGCATAATCTGCATCACCTGAGCCTCTGGCATATCGTCAGGCAGTTCGTAGACTGTGCCGTTGACTATGTACTCCATCAGGGCACCACTTCAAACACGCCCTTTGCTGCGTTCCATCGCCTCCTGGTTGGCTTAGGAGCAGGCGCAGCAGCAGGGGCCTCACCGAGCAAGGCCCGGTCCTGTGGTGTCATGGTTTCTTCTACGACCTCGACAGGAGCAGGCTCAGCAGGAGCAGGCGCAGCGCGCGGCGCAGGGGTGGCAGGCTCTGGGGCTACCACTTCACCAGTCAATTTGATTGGTTCCTCCTTGACCTCAACCAGTGGCTCTGTGCCTGCCTCTGCTGCCCTGGCTGCTGTGATGCGAGCCCTCAAGACTTCCCGGTCTGTGGTGGTGGTCTTGGGCAGGCGCTGGACAAACAGCTCCTGTTGTTGCAGCTCTTCATCGATCGCACCCTGAAGCTCAGCGTCTGCCGCCTTGGCTTGCTCCTCCTGCTGCCCTGCCTGTGCCCGCTCATCGCGCAGCAGCTGACGGGAAGACATAGACTGCAGGTCTTTGCTTTTGTATTCCTTGGTAGCAAGGGCAAAGGCAAGGCCCTCCTGCAGCTCATCACCTTTGAGCACCTTGCGAAGCTGGCGCTCCACCTTCTTGATGTCGTAGGGCCTGCCCCGCTCGTCAAGCTGGTTGATGAGTGCAAAGGCCAGGCGCTGGGGCTCCGTCTGTGCCTCCAGCTCAAAGTCATTGGCAATGATGCCGACCAGGAGGTCATCGGCCTTAATCATAGCGTCATAGTATGGACTCTTCTGATACTGCAGGTAGCGCCCTTGATTGAGGTCCGGCTTGTATCCACGGGCCACCAGCTCACGGCGTGCACGCTCCCGGCCTGGGTCGGTGTACTGGGCACCTGGTGCCTCTGCCCGTGCAGTCTCCAGCTGTGCCACACGCTGACGGCTGGCCAGCACTTCTGCCTCAAAGTTGATGCGCTGGTCATTGCGATATGCCTGCTTGGCTGCTGCCTCATCATACAGGCCTTTGGCATAGTCGAAGTCTTCCTCTGTGGTGAAGTCTTCCACCACAATCGCACCGTCTGCAAGGGCAGCAAGTGCGGCCTGGAAGGCTTCCTCTTCAGTGCTGAAGCTCACACCCTTGGGCGCTGCAGTCTTCTCTCTTCGCTCCACAATGGCCTGGCCGTCGTACCCACCCCGAATGCCTGCAGGGCCTGCAAAGAAGAGGGCCTCCAGCTGCTGCTGCATGGCCTGCTCTGCTGCCTGCTCCTCAGGGGTCAGGGCGCGCGCTGCTCCGCTTGCTGCTGTGCCGCGTGCCACACTGTCAGCCTGACGTTGAACCTGGGCAATGAGTGACGCGTCCATGCCCTGCGCTTGCAGGATGCCAATGATGTCCTCTACCTGCTCAGGGGTGGTGTCCTCAGTGATGAAGCTGACAGCCAGGTCACGCGCTGAGCTTGGCCTGCGCGTGGTTGGGTCAACAAGCAAGGCCTCCAGCTCATCAGCCTGGGCTTTGGGCAGGCTCAGGCCTGCTGCCCGCCTGGCTGTGCCCGCTGCTGTCCGTCGCCTGCTGGCGTCCTCAGACGCGTACTGTTGGCGCAGCAGCTCCATGGCTCCGCTGGCATCAGGGGGCCTGACCCGGAACACTTCATTCAAGTTCGTGAGGTTGGCGTTTTCATTCTGCAGCAGGCTGTCGAGGTAGTTGATGCGGTCCTGCTCACTGGCGATGTCCCGCGTAATGTCGTTAAACCGCTGGTATGCGGCGACGGTGCGCGCGTATTGCTCAATGTACCGGGGGCGCCGGCCTGCAAAGCTGGTGGAAGGCATCAGGGCACCTATGAGAAAGTAGTGAGTGGGATGAGGTCAAAGCTGAAGTCTGACGGGTTGGTTGCGCCTGACTGCTGAATGATGACGTCTGTGGGCTGGACAGGGGTCTTGGCTTCCTGGATGGCCAGGTCATTTTGCATCTGAGCCACTTGCATGCCGGTCTGACCAGCACTGGCAAGGCCCAGGCTGATTGCCTCTGTCCGGCCTGCGCGGCGCTCGGCTTCTGCTGCCTGAGCCTTGCCCTCCAGCTGTGCAATGCGCGCGCGCTCGGCTTGCCTCTCTTCCTGGTTGAGCCTGTTGATGTCTGCCTGCTGCTTTTGAACAATGCCTCTGAGGGCGCCCTGCTCAGCCTGCTCCTGCAGGAACAAGTCACGGCCTGACACTGCCCGCCCACCTGCCTGCTGTGCTGCCATCTGCTGCAGGTTCATGGCCTCCACATCACGGGTGACCCCTGCCTGCTGTGCTTCTGCCTGTTGGCGGAGTGTGGCCTCTTCAGCTCCTGTGAGTCCAAGGCCGCCCTGGCTGCGTCGACGCTTCAAGCGCTCCAGCTCTGCACGCTCTGCTTCTGTCAGGTCCATGGCATCCGCTGCCCGAGACCTGCTGATGCCTGAGGCAATGCCTCCAATCGCTGACGCTGCTGCTGAGCCAATCAGGAGCCCTGTGGCAATTGCTGACATTCGAAACCCCTACAGATAAAACGATTCAATGGCCACACCCCAGTTGACCACTGCCACGCGGTCAATCTGAGAGTGGGAAGCCAGCCCAAAGGTCACACGCCCACTGGTGCTGGTCTTGATAAGGACGCCATCACGGGACTGGTAGGCACCCTCCACAGTAAAGGGCAGCTGAGCCCCAATAGGCTGGGTGACCTTCCAAGCGTTTGTGATGCTCATGTTGTGCCCTTCCTGAGCATGCCCACGATACGCGCTGTACGCCGTCGAGACGTCTCGCACATACGGCGCAACCCAGACAGACCGGGCAGTGGTTGCCACTTGGTAGCCGGCTTGGCTCTTGTCTGGTCCGCACTCCAGCTCATACCAGTAGTGGAAGGCCACAGTGCAGCTGCGCCTTAGGTCAATGGTCACAGCCGTGGAGGGGATGGCCTCGAACGCTGTGCTGCCTGGCCTGCCCTGACCTGTCAGGTACTTTGTGCAGAACGTCAGGCGCACCATTCCGCTGTTGGTGCCGCCCTGGTGACCTGTGACCCCATGCTGCACCGCGCTGTATGGCTCAAAGGCTGGGGGCTGGACATGTCGGGTATCGATCCACTGCGCGGCCTGGATGTCACCGGGCACAATGCCTCTGTGGAGATAGACGCGCAGGGCTTCTGCATTGCCTTCAAGTGCTGCAGACGTGCAGACAGTGCCATCAGAAAAGGTGTTTGGCGGGGTGTAGCTCACTTGACCCTCTGCTTCAGCACAGCCAGGTTGCCCCCGTTGTAGTCGAGTGACGCGCCGTTACTGTAGGCCGTGTCATGGACCAGGTAGTTATTTCCGCCATTGCTGAAGGGATGCATGATGCCCTTGATGACAACGCGCAGACCGTAGCAGGTGACGTTTCCGGACGGCCTGGTGTAGTACCAAGCGCCTGAGATGCCCCGCCAGCTTTGCGTACTTTGCACGCTGTTTGATGGCAGCAGCCCCCCTGTTGGGTTGTCTGCATAGCGCAGGTCTGCAGGCACTACCGCTGATGCCTGCATGTCTGCAAGCGCCGCCCCGTACTTGCCTGAGATGACTGTCTTGAAGTCGCTCTGGCCTGGCACTGCCACATAGTTGGCCCGGCTGTTGCTAGTGACGTCCCACTCCAAGTAGGTGACCCAGACAGCGCCCCACGTTGACAGCTTGCGCGTGGCAGTGGGCAGCGGCGCCTGGATGTTGAAGTAGCCCATGCTGGTGGCGCTGTCCCAGTTGGTGCCTGGGTTAGCCTTGACGCTCAGGTTCCAATACGCGCGGAACACCTCATTCTCTGTGATGTTGATGCCGAGCGCCCCGAAGCTCATCTCTGTCACAGTGCCTGACCCGTTGTTTACTGGGCTGGCATCTGCAGGCATGGTGGTCATGCCGTTCAGGGTCACCGAGCTGCTGTGCTTCCAATCGTTCAGGCCTATTTCTTGGCTCTGTGCATGGGTCAGCATGAACCCGGTATTGAGGAACTGGGGCAGGTCATGCGCAGCATCGCGGTGGTTGAACTGGTTGAGGTCTGTCTGCGTATAGTCTGCAAAGCGCGTGTTGAGACTGGCAGCGTCCAGGCTATCGCCATCCTTGACAGGGGCGTTTGTGATTCTGCTCATCTCCACCGTCCTATTGCGAGGTAGCGCATGCTGTAGAGGTGGGCCTGCATGAACAGGCTGCCCGCCGTGGTGTTGGTGGCGTCGTCCTCAGACGGTCCCTCAATGCGCCACTGAAAGCGCACAGTGACATCACCCTGAGGCACCAAGACTGAGCCGATGACGCGGAAGGCCTCATGGTCTGCAGGGCCGCGCTTCTCGGCAATGGTTACGCCGTTAGCTGTGATGCGAAGGTTGACATACCGGGGCGTCTTAGGGAAGGGGACATTAAGGCCATCAGCAAAGCCGCCCATGATATAGGCGTTACCTGCCCACTCAATGTGAAGGTGGCCACCCTTGAAGTCTGTGAGGGTGATGGCGTCATCGTGGATGTTCTGCCAGCCCCCAGCGTATGTGCTGAAGGTCACAGCCTGCCAGCTGTTGGTTGGCACTGTGCCTGTGTAGACCGCTGTAGTCTGCTCGCCACCTGTGTGGGTCGCTTCGGAGCTGTAGACCCGAGCCAAGGCGTAGTCTTTGAGCCGGTCGCTGCTGACGTAGTTGCCGGGCAGCTGGTCTCGGTCCAGCGTAGTGATGCTGGACTGCTGAGCGCGCAGCTCATCATTGACCGCACCGGGTGAGATAGTGCCGCCTGTGGTGGCCTCTCGCTGGGTCCAGTGCTTCATACGCGGCGCCCCTGCACAATCTTGGTGCCCTTGGTGGTGAACTCGTATTCATGGCCCACCAGGATGATGTCTGCTGTGGTCTCAATCTCAAAGCAAAACCAAGCAGCAGACATGTGGGCGACACTGTATCGCAGGGGCACCAGGCGCTCTTTCTGGTATGTGGTCAGCCCCAGCACTGTCTTGTCCAGCGTCGGAAGCACTGCAGCATCTGGAGGCTGTGCCAGGTACGTCCGCTCCAGCACTGGGGTCAGGCTGAAGTCTTTGTAGTGTCTCATGGTGATGCTGGCGTCACCTGTGGTCATCACCCAGATGGTCACATATGTGACCTGCTTCTGCATCTGAGGGTCACCTGCTGACCACCAGGCTGAGCGGTATGTGCTGGTTGGTGGGCTCTGCGCCACCATGTTGTCAGACTCAATGGCGCTGCCTTTGGCGCGCTTGCCTGACATGACAAACAGGCCGCGTTGGCTGGTGCTGTTGCCTGACTCAGCCCCAGTGTGGTGGCCGAAGACAAT